ACAACACCTGTGTGTTGAACTTCACCGCCCCTGATCTTACTGTTGATGCCACGGATTCTGCCTGCGTTGATGCCGATTCCAGCCCTCTGTGCAACATACCTGCCGATAGCCATATCACTGCTAAAGATACTATCGAGGGTGTCATCAACATCAACAAGCACACAGCTCGCAAATTGTCGAAGTGGAGTTCGCACTCCCGCCATGATAGGTGTGGGAATGTTGAGTTTGTGCTTTGAGATTGCGTTGTAGTATCTCTTGACATAAGAAATCCTCTTTTCCTTGGGATACTCCGCAAAGATAGTCATTGCAATCAACGCATACATGAACTGAGGAGACTCATATACTTCCCCAGTGCTGCGATCCTGAACAAGGTATTTATCTACTACCTGACGCAATCCAGCGTAGGTGAATAGCATGTCACGATCATGATATACAAATGACTCTACTTCACGAATTTCATCGATAGTATAGTTATCTAAAACCGCAGCGTCATATACACCCTGTTCTACACACTTTGTAATATGTTCATATAGATTGGGAAGATCTCTCATCTTCCCATATACCTGCTTACGTACAGCAAATAGCAGAAGTCGTGCAGCTACAAACTGATAGTTTGGATGGTCCAAGTCGATTAGATCAGAAGCAGAACGAATTAGAATCTCTTGAATTTCTGCTGTAGTAATTCCATCATAAAACTGAATACCAGATTGAATCTCTACTTGACTTGCAGAAACACCTGCAAGTCCTTCACATGCAGCATCTACCATTAGATGCATTTTATCTAGATCAATCGGTTCAATAGATCCATTACGTTTTTTAACCTTGATGCCGTTGCTCATATCTTTTTCCAAGTTGTGAATTTAAGTTTTGCTTCTAGACCAGAATATGTATTTGATTTTAACATATTCATAACATCATGTCCAGCAAGGACCATATCATTGATATCTTTCTCAGTTACGTTTGAGGGCCAGATGACGACTTTCTCGCCTCTAGATATAACTCCTCCGATACGTCTAACAATCTCGCCATTACGGGGCTCGTTATCAAAAGTATAAACGCAATCGCTTCCCTCAAGATAACCCAAGTCGCCGTCAGCACCACACAAAGCCACGCTATTGTGGACGAAAGTGCTGTCCAGGGGTCCTTCGACCACATATACTGGTAGTTTTTTATCGATTGTGTCAAGTCCATATATTTTTGGTGCTCCCTCCTCAAGCATGATGGTTATGTATTTAACAGATCCAGGATTTACGGCTCTGCCTTGGAATCCAATAAGATTCTTTTTGTAATACAATGGGATGACGATTCTAGGCTCTTTACGTAGATTCTGGTGATCCATCCCTTTGAAAGATCGCACAAATTCACCAAAGTCTTCCGCATAATAAAACTTGGTGGGATCGATTCTACGGTTGCGTAGATAGGTTGCAGCACTTTCCACCTCAGAACATAGAGGAAGAACGATCTTCTGAATAAACTTAGGTTTTTCAAAAACGAATTTAGGTTCATTTGCAGCAAAATTCTTTCCAGTAAAACCACCCTTGAACTTTTCTAGAGTGTACTGCTTGTGTAACTGTGGATCTTGATCCTTGAGAAAATTATTGAATGACAAACTAGAACCACAGTTGTGGCACTTGAAGTTTGCATTGTTTTTTATGGCATAGATGTATGCCCTGGCTTTGTTCTTATTCTTCTTAGAGTCCCCGCAGATTGGGCAACGGAAATTATATAGATTGGATTTGACTTTTTTAAACTTTGCTAGTCGTGTGGAGATCAGACCAATGAATTTGCTGTCGATCAGATCCATATAATACCTGGGAACCTCTAGACATCATACTCGTTTGCTGAACAGGTGTCAATGCTTCAAGCAAAGGTGGAATGACTTGTAATACCGCGATCAGAGTGGCTAGTACAGCACCAGCACCGACTACAAACTTTTGGTTTGAATCTACTTTCTTTTGTATTCTATCTATTCTATCGTGAAGTATTTTATGATTCTTTTCTTCTTGACTTTTTAGTTCGTCAACCATTTTTATGATTAGATGATCTGTTCTTTCACTCTCATCTAATCTATTTTCATGACGCTCAAGAACAACAGCAATCCTATTACTGTTCTCTGATATTGTAGATACAGCACGTTCTAACTTGTCCAACATCTCTTTGGACAGGTCTTCATAAATATCTAACTTAGATTCAAGAACCTTTAGCTTTGCTGCCCCGAACATAGTCCAACCAACGTTTACGTGAACCACGCCCACCCGTGGCGTATTTTTTACCTAAAGGTTTATCAAGTCCAGCTGTAGGTGAACCAGAATCGGTTTTTGCTGTTCCTTTAAAACCTGCTCCACCGCCAGCAGAGATTGACATCTCTTCCCTAATACGTTGAATAATGTGATCTAGATTATATTTAGACATTTTCCTAAACAAAATAGTCTTTAATTTCTGAAAAATTCAGAACATAAAATTTAGATTTGGTCAATCCCATAAGTCTCATTTTTTCAATCCTATGACGGCCATCCATACTTCGATACCTTCTACCAGAAAAAGTAGTAGTTCCATCAAGAAGTAATCCAGGCAATTTTATATTGGCATTCATAGTTCTTTTACCATCACAACATATACAATTTTCACCTGTCAATCGACTTGGTAAATCAAATCCAAACCATTGAATATCATCAAAATTAATTTCTTTGAGATTGTTATCAGTTAACAATGGATTCAATCTTCTCATTCTAACAGACAACTCATCAAAAGTACCTAACTCTGGAATTGTCCAGTCACCATAATATCCTTCATTTCTTGATGAGTCAAAGTCTTCAACAATAATTTTTGATTTTTCATATTCAAAAAACTGTGACTTATCATATGCGTTTGAATCATCTTGAAAGATATAATGGTTATCAGTCTCTCTATGGAGTTGATAAACATCTCCAGGTTCTAACCTTTCATAGATGTGTGGCATTCCAATATAACAAAACTGTCTCATACTGAATGTAATATAGACATACACTTATTATCTAGGGGTATATCAGAAAGAGAAGATCTTGGATAATCGTGAAAACGATTCAAAAATACCAGGAAAGTTTTGGCACAAGGCCATAACTCCTGCTCTAACTTATAAAACAGTAACGGAACTGTTGCTTCCCCAAACACATTAAAGAGTATTATAAGATGATTGAGGATCAGGTTTACTTTAAGAGTACCTGATGCCTCATATCTTTTAAATAACCTCTTGACATACTTGAATCTTTTCAAGTCGTCGTAAAAATCATCTTCAGTTACAGACTGTGGATTGTCGTAATATTTAATAGCGAAGAGTAGATAATTTTTATCATTCAATTCATCAAATCTCATGCTACATTATCAGCTATCTCTAAACACATCGTCATCAGACTGGTCACCAGATGCAATATTCATTGCAACTAGAACCTCTTGCTTGACGCGAAGCTCTCCATGGTTATCCATGTATGTTGTGACACCAACCCAACCCTCATGAGCAACACCTGCATATGCAGTGGTTTGAGCGGCACCAACCTCAGCAGCATCTACACCAAAAACTGTGAAGTTTGAGGTGTCCATGTTCTCAAGTTGACTATTGAACTTAGGTTCGTCACCAGAGCTATCAGTATTTCCCCAGAGTGGCATTTGAATGTCCTCGTTATACGTTCTATGTATAATCATATTTATAAAAAAAGGAGACCTCCAAAGAGGTCTCCTTAATCTATTATTCGCGTGTTTTAATTGCCTCAGTGACAACTTCTAGAAGTTTGTCGTCCATGTCTGTCTTCGTCAACTTAACCGCTTTAGCAAGGATAACAAGACAGATCTCAACCATTTTCTCACCGAGTTCTTCATTTTCGGGAATCTTGGCAACTGCATCTTTAATGATTTTTGATGCAAGTGGAAGTAGAAAGGCTAACATAGGTCTAATTCAGTGGACCTATGTATATAGGATCACGCGCTCTTCCAACCGCCTCCAGCAGCCTTGTATTGTTTTGCTGCCCAACCATTTGCATATGCAGAAGGATAGACATCAAACTTAGCTTTTGCTCTAGACTTCATCTTAGACCAGAGTGCTGGGTTAGTAGGAACGTTCTTTTCCTGCAATTCAACTTCTTCTTTGGGTACACAGTTGGGAACCATCTTCCCACCCTTCTTCTTCATACCAACTTGCTTGTGAGAATCCCAGCAAGGATCATTATCACCACCATTCTTTGCTTCACCCAACTTAGGATTGATGGTAATTTTATTGTTGACTTTCTTTTCAGTTACCTTTTTCTCGGTCTCAGGATCAACTTCTCCACCCATTTCATGGAAGAACTCTTCTCTCCAGTTGTAGAACTGAGCTTCCTCTTTCTTGGTTCTCTTAGCAATTGCTTTACCAATCGCTTTTCTCTTTTTGTGTAGATACTTGTCAGACTTGTCTACATCACCATCATTATCGATGTCACCATCTTCCTGACCAACAGGATCTAATGCTTCTTTCTTCATTTTTTTCTTACACTTATCACATCCTTTACCACCACAATACTTACAAGTACCCTCTTTTACATCCTCTTTCTTTTCTTTCTTATCTTCTTTAGGTGCTTCTTTTTTCTCATCGCCACCTTTTTTGGGTTCACCTTCATATGCATCACCATGATCTGTCATTTCGACAGAGGAAATTGCAGGGTTTGCCCTTAGAGCATTGATCTTTGCTCTATCAGCATAACGTACATAAGTTCTACCAGTTGCCTTATCGGTAACACGTACTTTATACTTCTTATCAGCACCTTCACCTTTAGTTGCCTCGTCTAGTTTCTTAGACTTAAGGTAATTAGATATAAATCCTTCACCAAATAGTTTTTTCTTCACTTCTGCTTTCTCTGGAGCAGTCATTGTGGTATTAGACATATACTGATTATACGCCGCTTGGAGTTCAACATCCTCTCTACGGGCACGATAGCGAATATCGTAGACAGCTTGGCGTACCTTTTTAGCGGAAGCTTCTCCGCCTTCGGCACCACCGCCGCCTTCACCTTCTTTCTTCTTGGCAGCTACTACAGGACCCGCTACTTTTCTTGCTGGCAACTCCTCAAAAAAAGTTCTATTCATTTTCTTACGACTTTACGCTTTTTTATACTTTTATTTATGAAGGACTGAACTTTCTCCCTTGGTGTCATGCGCTGAACATACTCTCTGTATGAGTCAGTTCCTACCTCATGCACCTCATTTAGATCATTGATCCAAGATTTGAACAAGTATCCTTCTTTTGTGACGCAAATAATGTGGTTTGTTCCTCTACGAATGATCTTTCCAACTAGACCAGTGTTCAGATTTTCAACAAAACTTCCAACCTGAAAAATGTTTCCAACGATAAAGTTGTCGCGAAGCCCTTTCCAATCAAACTTAGGAGCAACTTCCCAAAGTTCTGCAGTTTCAAGACCCATTGCAGAGCGAACACACTCATACAGTTTTTTAGTCTGCTTTTTACCAAGAACAGAAGGAATACCCTGCTTGAAAGTCTCATAATCAGACTCAAAAGCAGCTTGACGCAACTTAGATGCAGACATTCCATCTACACCATCAGAGTCTGGATTGCGATCTCCAGCAGAAACTACATTGATAGTCTCAAAAGAATAGAGAGAACCGTTGTATTTTTCTACAAGATTCTTGAATTCAGACAGGCGATCCTCACCAACGACGATATTGATCTTAGAATATCCACGCTCGTAAGCATCTTGAAGAACATCAAAGATAGTCTTCATGCTTTTGTCACTGACAATGTTAGATGCATGTTCTGGATACATCTTACGCATGAAAGACACTTTCGTATCAAAATCAAGAGGATTTTTCTTGGAATCTTGAGTCTGAGTCGGATAAACACGGTACTCGCCACCGTCAGCCGTCTCTTGAATTTTGTTCAGAAGCAGTTGGTGACCGACAGTAGGTGGGTTGAAGCGACCGAAACCTACGGTCAGGTCTTCACCTTGACGCTCATCAGAGATGGTTTGCTCAGCAACGCTCTCGACAGTCTTCTCGGATGAGAAGAAGGAGAAGCGAGTCATGAAGGACTGGAACGTTTTCATGTTGTTATTATAGCACCTACAAGAGTCGTAGCAAGTGGGTTGTGGCCACTTTATTTATTGGATCAACCCAGCAATCCCCTCTGACGACTCAAAGGAGATGGTGCATTTCTACAACTTACACCGTCCCAGTGAATCCTTTCTTGATCCGCTTCGTTATCTAAATCAAATCCAGACGCTCTAGGAAATTTATCCATCAATAAAGCAGTAGAAAATCTATAAGTTCCCTGAGATGCAGAACCTTTTGTTCTTATCCTTAACTTCATACTTGCACCAGAACTTAAAAATTTAGTTGCACCCAAATGCCTAAGACCATTTGGATCTCTATTCAAATAATATAACCCATATCCACCAATTTGTATGTAATTTACACCTTTTGAACTGTAATATGTAGAAAAAGCTCTGGCAAATCCATCACCACTTATATAAGAACTTTTATAAGTTTCAAGATCCGCTGTTTTTTCTGCCTCAGGAACTTGCTTACTATTTGAATAATTGAACAAATTTGGTTGTCCAGGCCAAACTCTATTGATTTGAGTGACCACATTCATACTATTGAGAAGTCTTCTCATCTCTAAAGCTTCAGGAGTATCTTTCCCACTAAGTCTCCAAGAGGATCCATTATGAGTTAAACTTGCTTGACCATAGTCTGCATTCGGATCCAGTTTAACTTCAATCTTTAATTTTGCCCCCTCCCTTGGTTGCCTCACAGTTGCACTATTATATTTCGGAACCCATAGTTCAAGATCTGCAGCGGTTGAATCTGCTCCTGCTGGAGAAAATCCCACGGGAACCATTCCGATTTGTTTATATTGAGAATACAATTTGTTCTCATAAACAAATCCCATGTTTAATTTTTTGCCCATCCCAGACGATGCCCAGTCTTCATAATCTGGATCTGCACCATATAGTCCAGCTGGATCTTCGTAAACTGCCATAAAAAAAGAGGCGTTTGCCTCTATTTATTATGAATCTTGATGGATTCATCAAGAGAATGAATTAGTTTCCCTAGATTCTCTTTCCAAACATCATCGTCTGGAACTAGAGATTCAAATCTTTTTAGAAACAAATGAAAATGTTCTGCATCTTGAACTCCCATCCTGAGAGTTACATATTTTGGTTCACTCATCTTTCTTTTTATTGAATCCAAACGGTGCTAGTTTGTCTTCTAAAGTCTGTTTTAGCGCAATACCACCGATAGTTTCCATAATTTTGAGAACATCTTCTGGTTTAGCACCCTCACCAAGTTCTTTAGAAACGTACCAATATTTAGGCCAGAACTCTTCACCAGCTTTCTGATAATCTTCTAACGTAAGTGTTTTCATTTTCCTACTCCATAATCAGGTGCGTTTTTCTTTTCCAATTCACGAATAGTTTCGTGTAGTCGTTCTACTGCTTTACGAACTTCTTCAGTCTCTTCCCACTCAAAAGTGTCTCCAGACTTAGTTGTGTATTGTCTTTTACTCATCGGCCAAACCTCTTATCCATTTGTAGTTTAATATAATACATTCCCAGGACCCATACAGAGAAGAGGAAACCCTCTCCGTAGGACATAGTGTTCCAAGCGTGTACTGCACCGTCCATCAGAGATCTCCCTCCTTACGATTCTCAGAGTAATGCACATCAAACTCACCGCCAGGATAACGTGCGACTAGTTTCTCAACATTCATCTCCATGATTTCATCGAGAGAAGTGCCAAGACCCATACATGCTTGAGCAACATACCACATGATGTCACCCAGTTCACGCTTCAGATGAAACATATTTTCTTCGTTGACAGGTTTGCCTTGGAAGATGATCTTCTTTACAACTTCAGTAAACTCACCTGCTTCGGCACACATACCTACAGCAGCAGTAAGCAGTCGCTCGGAATGAAAACCTTGGCCTTCGATTTCCTGTAGACGGTAAATGAATGCTTCGTGATCTTTCGACGGTTGAGACGTGACCGCATCGACAAACTCAACATACTTTTGGGTGTCAACATTGCTCATAGTTCTAGTTCTTTTAGTTCAGATTGTTGTAGTTCTAGTTTTTGCCCTTCAATTTCAATGTAATCGACTTCAGACCAGCTGCCGCCAACTCCACCATCCATATTTACCACGATATCACGGGTGGGAAGTTGTTTGTCATTGGAAACATCAATGATGTCACCAGGCAAAGGATTGAAGACGAAGTAATGTCCATCCCAGTATTTGTTTCTGGTATGCATAAGGTTGACTGCATCTCTTTCGATACCACAGTCAGCGATCTTTTTATTGTCTGGATCGTAGACGGAGTAGTAACCATTCATTAGAACTGGAATCCCTTAAACTTGTTTTCAGATTCTTCATTATTATACTCGTCATCTCTTCCATTGTCAACGATATTCTGCTCACTCTGCTCACAATCATAGAGTCGCATTTTTGCACGATCAATGCCAAGAATGAATCGTTTGTAAACTGAAAGATCATTATATCGATTCTTCAGTTGCTTCACCATAATTTGTCCCAACTCCTGAAGCTCATCTGTAGAAA